TTAATTAATCTATATTATATATATATAATTAAAATATGGATAAAATTAAGAAGAAAACAATTAATAAATTTGTTAAGGAACTTACACCTAAACAACGACAAATCGCTTACAAAAAAGTCAAACAATTAGAAACTATTACCACTACTCCTATGGATAATTTTCAAATTGAGAAATATCTACCAAATGTTCCTATTATTTCTTATAGTGATTTACCTAAATATTCATCAATAGAAGACATATTACCTCATAATAATTCTTATGCCGTTATTCTTTACCAGAATAGTCCTAATAGCGGACATTGGACGGCTTTATTTAGAAAAGACAATAAAATATATTTCTTCTGTTCTTACGGTAGTAAGGTTGATGAGCCCCTAAAATGGATTAGCAAAGAAGCTAATAAAAAATTAGGTATTAACGCTCCTTATCTTTCAATACTTCTTAATAAGACTAAAATGCCCGTCTTGTATAACACAATAGAACACCAAGACGAAGATAGAAGAGTAAGCACTTGCGGACGCTATGTCGTCTATTTTATAAAAAGTATGTTAAACGGACAAGATTTAGGTGATTTCAATAAAAAAATAAAGGCATCGGGATTACCTCCTGATGTGTATGTTAGTGAAAAGATTTTATAAATCTAAATCTATCATTTCTTTTATAAAATCCTTTAATTCTTTACCTGTATCAGCCAATAGTCTTTCTAATGCCCTCTTTTCTCGTCTAATTGTCTTTTTTAATCGTTGTTCTTCTTCTCTTGTATCGTAAGAACCATCTATTTCATCATAACTATCTATATCAATACAAAGATTGTGTAATACTGTAAGAAGTTTGATACTTTTATTATTTGATGATGTAAATTTTGTTTTCAAGACTTCTTCCGTTTCTTTGTTAGTTATATAGATGATATAGGTTGAATTGATAATTTTTCCATTAAGTTTATTTATATCTAATAAGAACCAGTCTAATTCAAAATTATTGTAAATGTATTCAATTAATTCAATTTGAGTATTTGAAATCATTTTGTTAGTATATTATTTGTGTTTTCAATACCGTAGAAAAATCAATTTCTTTTTTAATCAAATTTTTTTACCTTATACCTAAAAAAAATATTTTCATCTTTTTTATGGTATTTTATAAAAAAAAGTATTATATTAAGTTATTCTTCATATAACACTTCACCTTTTCTAACTAAATATAAATAGTCATCATAATCACTATAATATTTTTGTATTATCTTATTATCATTACAGTCTATTAAATATTTGAAATGTGATAATAACTCTACATCTTCATCATCATCTATAGCTATACTTAAATCTTCAAGTATATCAACAAATACAGATAATATAGAAGGTTCTAAATTGCAAGAGCTAAAAGTGTAATGTAGGGATTTATTATTATCGGTATTAGTAATGATACAGTTATAGATTTCATCATCTATTTTATCATATGATAAAGTAAAGGTATTGTTAATATACTTTACAATATTGGTATGTTTTGCCTTAATTTCTTTAATGGAACTCATTTTATTTGTTTTCAATACCGTATAAAAATTGAAATTAGTTTTAATCAAATTTTTTTACCTTATACCTAAAAAAAATATTTTCATCTTTTTTGAGTATTTTCTTATATTTTTTCTATAACTTCTTTACAGATAGGGCATAAATGATTAGGGTTTTTATATAAACAGTCCTTACAAAAAGCGTGTCCGCATATAGTAATATTTAAACGAGATATATCACCATATTCTTCACAACATATAGGGCATTGACTATCTGCTTCAAAGAACTTGTTATATGTGTGTCTTGCTAACAGTATAAACTTACGACTATATCGTTTTAATTCTTCTTGTTTGTCTTTATAAATCTTATTTAAGCGTGTTTCTAAATCATCTCTTTTCTCTCTGTTTCTATGATTGATTAAAGAAATCTTACCAAATAGGATATTACCTATTTGTGTATCAAATGGTTTTTTTATATCTTCGTGAGTTAATGAATTAATTTTGTTAATAGCATCTCTTTCTAACTGTTTAATATATCTATCAGTTAAACTATAAATGTCTTCTAATGACACTTCACTTTCAATATCAATAACAGGTTCAGGGTCGTTTGATTTCTTTTCATCATCAATAACAGGTTCAGGGACGATATTAAGTTGTTGTATATTTGATAAATCTCTTTCTATATGAGTTTCATTAAAATACTCTATAGATTTATTAACGAAATATGCGTCAATTCCACGATTATCTTCACCGTCAAATTGACTAACTGTATCTACTCTACCATTAGCAATATTATCAATATAAAACTTAAAATTATCATCTAACACTGCCTCATATAATATATCATTAAACCTCTCTAATCCTCTCCATTCTAAGTATGTATTATTTGTGTTAAATACATAAAATATATCATTATCTCTATAACCAACTGAGAAATAACTATATGTATGTCTATTTTTTAATATACATAGATATATTTGTCTATTGTTAGTTAATACGCTACTCTTATACAAGAAAGGTGTATATCCTCTTGTAAAAAGCAACTCATATGCTTTAAATAGTTTTAATTTTTTTTGTCTTCTATTATCAACATAAATTATAAACTCTTGATTTTCTCTATCATAATTCATATCAATATAATTTATTTGGTTATTCCAGTTCATTTTATTTGTTTTCTATATCCTATAGAATTGAATTATTTTTAAATCAAATTTTTTCACTTTTATTTTTTAATCAAAAGAATTAACTTTCATCTTCTTCTGTCATTAATGAGATATAGTGTTCTGTCATATAAAACATAGGATAATTGCGGAATATGCACGCCCATCTTGTCTTCATTCTTCTTATTTTCTTAATGAGTTCCTTATTCATACCCAAATAATTTTCAAGCATATAGGAGGTCTGTCTCCCGACCCCGCTGTGAGGGAAATACACGCACCAGTGAGCTTCATTTAAAACACGACGAGTAAATTGTCTATCCGTAGGTAAATGATTAGTTATTATACAACTAATACCTCTGTCGCCTCCGTGAGAATGACGACCAACTTCTAACACTTCATTCATCACTTTTATAACGGCTTCTCTATGAGTTTTGTTTTTGATACAATCTGTATCATCAAATATTACTAACGAATTAGCAAGGTCGCTCATTTGGATAGGGTCTTCTAACAAGTTGTCTCCTATCAGTATTCTTTTAGGTTTGATACTGTCTAATGATGGGTCTTCTGTTAAATTACTAAACAAAAATATATCTCCATCTTTATATTTCTTCTTCCATTCTTCACAATACATACGGGTAAATGTTGATTTGCCTGAACCTGATGCTCCTGTTAAATAGCCAATAGTTCTTTCTTTTGTTGTATCAGGTATTAATTGAAAACGCAGATTGTCAGGAAGAGCCAGACGACTAAACTGTTTATCTACTTCATCTTCATCTTTATCGTCGTGTAATGATATAATTTTATTCTTCCATTTAGGATTATCACCTAATATCTTTGCTACAGGCCGTCCTACTTTGTCAAGGTTAAACATAGTATCTTATATACTCTTATCATATAAAATATTATGGTTATAGAATTATTTTTTTTCATATATTCATATTTTTTTTCTTATCCTACAGTTTCAGGGGTTAGTTCTATCAATAATGAGTTAGGATTACCTGTAGAGAATAGGAAGGAAAAAGTATAATGTTTAGTAAGGAATGCTCGTAAATCTCTTAAAAAGTTCCAGAACTCTTCTCCTGTCTTTGAATTATGAAATATAACCCTTCCGTCTCCTCGGTATGCTCCTGTATGTGATAAATACATATCTAACACAAAGTCATCTTCAACATAACTCTTAATATCAAAAGAACTGTTTGTTGCTCCTGCTATGTGAGATGGTATTTTCTTGTATAATAAAAAATCGTATATATTAGTTTCCATTATTTTTTCTTATTGTATATGATATTATGATATTTTATTTTTTTTATTCGGTTTCTTTTCTATTTTTATAGTTATATTTTCAGTTTTTAAATATCATCATATAATTATCTTAAAGATTTATTTAGAATAATATTTAAAATGATTAACGGAATTATATATAAAATTACATCATTGAATACCATAGATGTTTATTATGGTAGTTCTATACAAAAAGATATTTCTAAAAGATGGTCTAAACATTTGGACTTAAAATATAATACGACATCATCTAAAGATATTATAATGAATGGTGATGTCTCTTTTGAAATCTTAGAAGATAAAGATTATGATGATATTATCACTCTCAAAAAAAGAGAACAGTTTTATATTGATAATGACTTATGTTCTGTAAATGAAAGATATGCCTATAATCCTAAAGCATTAAAAATGTCTCAAAAAAAATATTATGATAATAATACTGATAAGTTTAAACAAAAGTTTCATAATTATTATGAGAATAACAAGGAATTACTGTTAAATAGAAAGAAGATGTATAACGAACTTAATAAAGAAAAACTTAATAAGTTAATTGAATGTGAATGCGGGGGTCATTACCAGTTTAAAAATAAAAGTATCCATATTAAGTCTAAAAAACATATTAATTTTTCTTCTTTTTCTTAATTGTTATAGTTATATTTTCAGGCGAAGAGATTGGATTGTCATTTTTTATATAATCTTTCTGTTGTCCTACAGAGTGTCCCATTAATTCGGCATCTTTCTTCTGTTCGTCTAATACTCCATCATACTTCCCTGAAAGATAAATGTGTCTTAACATACTACTACCTATGTTTTTCTTAAATATGCGGTTCAATACCCTTGTGATACTATTTATTTTGTCAAGCGGTTTTCCATCATATTTTATAAGAAAAGGAACAATCGTCTTTTTGTTAATTTTACTCTTGCCTATTATAGGGTGAGATTTTAAATACAATAATAATGTTTCCATTAACTTTTCAGGTATTTTAACTACTTGTTGTCCGTATTTTTTAGAAGTTTTATATACATTAAATACAAACTCTTTCTTATCTAAATCCAGATAGTTAGTATCCTTACTCATACCATCAGTTATAGTCTTAACTACCATCATTTTCCCGTAATCTTGATTACGACGAGGCGGTAATTCTATATATAATGACATAATGACACATTGTAATAGAGCATCATATTCCTTTTCAGTCAGTTCCTTTTTATCAGTAGGAACTTTAGAAGCGATTTCATTATATTTATCTCTCACTTCGTCCCAACTTAACCAGTTTTCTTCTTGAGTATCACTCTTCTTTTCGGTAGGTTGTTCTCGTAAATGTTTGTTAAGGTCATTCATCATATCATAATAGACCTTGTATGTCTTTTGTAATCGTTTATTACTATCTTTTACTGCATTTAAGGTTGATACGATACTAATTAGAAAAACTCGTTGTGTATTTTCCTTATAATCCTTTAATCGTTCTTTAATGTCATCTACTTTTGATAAGAAAGTTAGGTTTTTAAGGGGCTTGTTGTTGTTAAGGCGTTCCAAATTGCGTAAATAAAGATTGATAGAATTATCACTTAATTCACGACGCTTTAATTGTTCTCTCAATTGTTCTTTGAAATCCATTTTATATATATATTTATAACATAGATTATTTTTATATAATTACTGTAAATTATCGTTCATTTCTTCTAACTTTTTCTTCTAAATTTTCTACTCGTTTGATAATATCTTGATGTTCTTTCATTATATCTAAAGCGTTCATCACTTTTCTACCAGCAGATTTATAACCTTTCATAACAGTAAAAGGTTGTCCGTGATTAATGTAAGACTGTTTTAAGCGTTCTTCAATAGTCGGTTCAAAGTTATAACTTTCCATTCTAATATATATTATATAACGATATTTTAAAAACTATCTATTTTACCTTTTATATATTCTTTTGCTTTGTATTTTAAGAACTGCCAGTAAGGCATTAACATATAGTCATAGATAAATCTACCTATATCTGCTCCTAATCCTTGACCTACTAAATATTGGACTGTTGCCCGTTTAGTTGGTTTCTTTCCAGCAGAGAAACGAGTTGGATTTAAGAGACCCATATCTTCTAATTTGGTCTTTAGAGAAATGCCTGAATTAGCGAAAAAATGGATTAACTTATCTTTAAACTTGTCTTCTTTAACAGTCTTTAGGGCTTCTAACATTTTATTATCCGCTTCACGAGTTAATCGGGCTAATTCATCTTGGTTTGCTCCTTCTTTCTTCTTTTGTCCTATAGCATTATAATCGTAATCGTGTGTCTTACAGATTGCGTCAGTCGCCGAAGTTGGGGCTCTATCAGTTGATAAATCAGTGAAAGGGGCACAATATTCAGCAATACCTAAACCTAATGGGTTTCGTTTCAATCTATTATAAACATTAACTAAACTATCCTTTATGCCTGCTCCTTCGGTTTTAGGTTCTCCATAAATAAGACTTATCTGTTTATTAACCACTTTGGTTCTAAATGATTTAGGCTTAAATTTAGTTTTTGGGATATTGCGAAACCGAAAAGAATGCTTTGTCTCCCGAAAGAAATGTTTTTTTGCTTCAATAAAATTACTTGCTAATCGTTTTGCTTCTTCTACTGTTATAGGTTTATGAATTACGACAGCGTGTAATTCTCCCATATTATCACCTCCACCGATATCTCCGTGTCCTTTTAATCGTTGTTCTGCTACATTAATATAATTATATAATTCTTCATAATCATAATAAGTTGTATCACCTATTCTTATTTTATATTCAGGATACTTTTTAATTATGATACGATATACTTCTTCAGGTGTTTTTGCACCTCGTAGTTGTCTAAATCGGGATTTTAAAATGTTTAAGACTAAACCCATATATCGTAATTGTCTATCATCTAATTCTTCGGTATTTCTACTCCATTCTTCCTTTCTTTCTGCTGATAAACCCTCACGATATTTATGCTTCATTTCGTCATATTCTTCTTGTATCTTTTCATAATCATTCTGTAATTCATTAATACGGTCTTGATATTCTTGTATCTTTTCCTCGCAGTCATCTATTTCATTTGCTATACCTATTAATCTTGGTTCAGTTATATCAGGATTTAATGTTATATCTACTGATTTAATCTTATTTCGTGTAGATAATGCTTTTGTTCTTGTTATAGGAGCTCCTGTTTTATCTTTACCTGTTCGTGTTTTATAATCTAACATAGAAGGTAATTCTAATTTTATATCACCAAAGTTTAAACCTCCTACTAACTCACAGGTAGAACAACAACCTTTTCCTTTTCCTCTTATTTCTGCTTGTTGTTCGTCTGCTTCACGAGTTAATTTTTGTGATGTTTCTTTTAACAATTTTATTAAATTATGATGTTCTTTAAGATATGCTTGTTTAGGCATTTCTACTTTACCGTTAGTCATTTTAACACCACGACCTTCTACATATTCGTCATAAATAAATTCGCTTGATGGACTTGCTATAGACATTTATTAATTTTATCTGTATAATATATATTAACATATTAATATGAAAATATTACCTATAATATTAACATATCATTTAATTAATATGGTTCTACCTGATTATATCACCACCTTAATTATGGGATACTTCACATATCACTATTATTTTTAATTTTTTCTTATATCATAATAAAATGAATGATATAAGTGAAAATACTGTTGTCCCTGATAATTTGACACCTTCCAAACGATATTATATAAAAAACCGTGAGCGTATTATTCAAAAGAATAAGGAACGGGTTTTAAACAAATATCACCAAAGCGAGACCTATTTGAAAAACGAAGAAAAGCGAACTCAAAAAAAAGCATTTAAAGAACAAATTGAGACACTTAAGCGGGATTTAGAAGAAACTATTGTTAAAATTGCAGAAACTAAGCATCTATACAACGAATTACGCAATAAAGAGTTTGATTTACGCAATAAACTACAAGATATACTCCATAACAAATATAACCAATCTACTATCTCTATTGACGAACCGATTATTGATTAATATAAAGGGGCAAGGATATAATGAGATTAAGAAACACTTTTTAAATCTCTTTACTTTTTTATATGTGTTTTTAATTCAAATGTATAAGAAAACGCTTGTATATAACAAAGAAATCATTTTATTCATCACTTTATTTGTATTTTTTATAAGAGAAGGCAGGGGGCAGGGCAGGGAGGTATTTTAAAACGATATTAGAAAATGGATTTTCTTCTTTCCTCTTTCCAAAAAAAAGAAAAAGAGAAAAGAGAGTTTTATAGAATGGATTTTAAAAACCTCCTTGCCTTGCTCCCTGCCCCCCTCCCTGCCCCCCGTTAAAAAGTTTTTTTAAATCTCTTTCCCGATTAAGAAAAAATATATATGATAATAGTGTTTTATCATATACATATTATAAGTCTAAATCTTCAATGTTGTTATCTCTTTTCATCTGTCTAATCATTTTTGTAAGAGTTGCAGATGGTTTAATGTTATTGAGTTCTATTAACTCTCTAATTTCGCTTATTATCTTATCTCGTTCTTCTAATGAGACATCTTCTTCTTCTTTCTTTTCTTCTTCGTCTTCATCTTCAATTATACAACCATTCATCTTTTCATTCCATTCACATAATAACTTATGATTTATTACATAACCTCTAATTTTATGACTTTTACTCTTACTTATAAATAGCGGATATTTCATAGATATTAACTCACTACATAAACGAGATAATTGTTGCCCTAATCCATTAGGCGTTATTTCACATTTATAGTTGTTTTTTACACACCATTCTTTATAAATTGTAAGTATATCACCAGTAGAAACTGTCATTTCATCATCATTTTTATCTCTATTTTTAAAAGCTCTTGTTTGTGTCATATTTTCAAAGAATATGTTTAGAATAGACTTCTTATTTTCTTTCTGTTCTGTCATAGCAATAGTTTCAGGTTTATTCATTTGATATTCACTTGCACCCTTAAAAGTTTCTATCTTTTTAATAAGATATAAGTAAAATGCTTTTTGTATTCTTTTATCAGGTAATACTACATTATATAAGTTATTCCAGTATTCTTCATCATATTTCTTAATTTTACTTGTATCTACAACCCATAAGCGTCTATCTATACCAAAGTTGATATCTTCGTTAGTAGAAGCGAATAAAGTCATATAATTATCCATTTCACATTTATTAACATTTTTGACTTCAATGTTAATTATAGGTGATGTTATATAGTTTTTAACTTTATCCCATTTACCTTTTTGATTAAAGATATATGACAATTCAGGTATATTTATGATAATTTTATTTGCTAAAACACCATTAAACTTCTCTGTTAAATCTTCTGTAGAAGAACATTCATAAGCATATTTTTTACCTATAAAGTTGTTAATGAAATAGTGTAAAAATGTATCTTTACCAGTTCCACCAAAACGAGTATCTAATACACCCGCAATATCACGGAATATACTCATAACACAAGGTTTATCATCAATTTTTTTCATTTGTAAAATGCCCGATAACACTTTTAATATATAATCACGATTAGCAATATTTTCACCACATAAGAAGTATAATAATTCTAATACAGGTTTAACTAACTCATCAATTTCATCATCATTTACATCTTCCATATTCTTTTCTATTTCAAAACCATCAAATAAGTTATATACATATGGTTTAGGATTTTTATAATCTATATCAAATGTCATTTTGTTATACTTTACTTTATCAGGGTCATCAAACCATTCTTCTATAAAAGTATGTTCCTTTTTACCTATTTTTAATTTTTTACAGAAATCACGGTGTTTTACCCTGAAATCCTTTTCATTTTTGTATTCTAATTTACCTTTTTCATCAATTTCAACGAAGAAACTATCACATTTAAAACGAATAGGTTTATCATTTTCTTCTATATCTTCTTTACCATATTCAAATAACTTACGGGTTTTGATATACCATTCGTGATTAAGGATATCAGTTTCATCATTATCTTCTTTAATATCTGTATCAACAGAATAGATAGAAGTATTTGATTGATAGTATATAAAACTATTATCTTTAGTCATATCTTTAACAGTAAAGTTAAGTCTAAACTTTGAAAAATTATAGACTTCTTCACTTATTTCATTTAACAATTCTGTATGAAATGATGTAGTTAATATCATTACACCATCAAAACATAAAGAACCATTATTTCTACCTTTTTCAACAAATATGCCTTTCTTAATGAATAGTTTATATATAATTTCTAATATACGGCGTTCGTGTTCTTGTAGATAGATAGATAATAAACTATTATCGCTTCTACTTTCACCATTCTTCTTTTCAGGTATTTCTTTTAACCAGTTATTACAACCCATTATATAACTTGTTGCTCTTCTAATCTCTTTCTTATATTCAATAACCCATTTCGGTAATATCATATCATTTCGTTCCATAATTTCATTCAATTTTTCACTACCAGCACCATAAGTAAGAGAAGTCATAAATCTTTTACATTTATCTCTAACTGAATTGGTAATAATACCGTTATCATCTAAAGTGTCTTTGATATCATATTCTTTTACTAAATCATCAAAGTATTTTTGTCTATTTTGTATGTAATCACCTAATATTTCCATTTTACATTCTTCACCGCATAACTGATATAACATAGAAGGGTGAGCGTTTTCAATATCAATATCAGTATATTTATCGTATGCTAATGCATTTCTTAAAGCACGACGAAGACCTATAAATCCTAATGATTTTTTACAATAAACTCTACCTGCTTTATATGAAGCAACTTCATAATCTACAATCATTTTACCATTTCGTATCTTATTTAATATACCTTTTAATTGTTCTATTTCGTTGTCAAATGGATAGAATGAAGGCGGTATTTGAGTTGTAATCCAGTCAGGTTTAGTTTTGTTAGTAAGAGAACTATTTAGTAATATTTTAACTCTATTAGGGTCAATAGTTTCTTCTAATTGTATGTTAAATAATATAGACTTTTTACCTACATTGGATAATGCGATTTCAGGTCTATCGTTAATTTCTTTGATTTCTTCAAAAGTATTGATTGTCATTTTTCTTTGTATATAATAACTAAAGATTTTTTTTTAAATCAATTTTTTACGGATTTTCATTTTATCAAATTTTTTGATAAAAAAAAGATATTCTTAAGTTTTTGATGACCCCCTTATAAACTACTTCTTAATGTTTCAATGCCTTTTTTTAATTCCTCTATTTTTAATTTATGTTCTTCAGTTAGTTCTTGTATCTTATCCTTAAAAGACTTATTCAATTCATCTATTTCTAACAATTTAGTCTTTAATTGTTCTCTTTTTTCAGCATCTTCAACCTTATTCTTCTTAGCCATATATCGGGCTTTAGCCTTCAATTTGACTTGTTCTCTATATTCAGGGTCATTCTTATAACGGTTCTTAGTTATTTCGCTACATCTTGACACTATTTCGTCTCTATGTAGGTCATAATAGCGACGACGGGTTTCACGATAGGATTTATTTTGTTTAGTTTCTTCTTGAGTATTCATTTTGTATTTCTTAATATATTATAACTTAATAAAATATTTAAATCAAAAAAAATCAAACAATTATTTTTGTTAATAAATCAGTAGGGATATGATAGTATAATTGGGGTTTATCATAATAGTCTGTTCTTTGTATGCGTTTAAACATCTTACAATCCATTTTATCAAATATATCTTTTGCATATCTTATATAATAAAGACCATCAGTGAAATTGAATAAGTATATTTGATTGTTCTTATCGTCAATAACCTTACTTTTTGGTAGTAAAGTCGTAGGAAACTTTGAGAAAGAACAATTACGGGATTTCAATTCATACAAGTTAGAACCTACGAAATCGTGTTTAGCATACTTACTATCTGCTTTTTTAATTTCGGGGTCATTAAAGAACTTCTTAATAATATCAAAGACTTCCCTTTCTTTTTCAATTCCAAATATATAATCACTCTTAAAAGAACTCATTTACTATATATGAATAAAATATTTTTTCTTAATTAAACTAACGATTTATAAAGAAGGGGCAGGGAGGAGGGCAAGGAGCAGGGCAAGGAAGTTTTTTTATTCCACTATATAAAACTCTCTTCTCTCTTTTTCTTTTTTTTGAAAAGAGGAAAGAAGAAAATCCATTTTATAATATCAATTTAAAATACCTCCCTGCCCTGCCCCTTGCCCTTTTTATAAAATCAAAATCATATTAGACAACTAAAGTAGTCAAATCATTTAGTAAGGTATTGTTTGTATGGTATTTTATGCTTATTAATGAAATCTAATGCCTGTTTATTGACAATCTTTAATAGGGTTTCATCTAACCATTCTAACCCTTTTCTAATTTCATCAGGATTTTTAATGATACTACTATGTTCTATAATATTGAGTATATCGTTATACAACTTTTCACCACCAATCGGGAACTGATAAACATTAGCCAATTGAGCCTTTAGTGATTGAATGTTGTTATGTATGTCTTTTATAGGTCTATAACCCTTTTCTAAAATTAAAGCCAGAGTTCCAAAGTCAGCCCGTATTTTATAGAGAAGACCTACATTACTATTGAATAATTGTGTAAGAGTTTCTATTAATTTAATGTCCTTACGGAGACGGGCAATAACAAATATACGCTTTAACATCTTAAGCCACATCTTCTTTTTATGATAAATCCTAATGTCTTCTTTTACACTTTCAATAATATTAGTTAGAGCGAGATTAACAACTTTACCTTTATTATAAATCTCATAGATGTTTGAAAACTCAACAAACTTACCATTAATCAACGATACAACATCTATTTTTATAATAGTCTTATCATCAATAGCATCAATAAAGGTCTTTTTACGACCTTTTGATAGGACTTTATAACCTTTATCTAATTCCTTGTTATTCCATCTAATAGTCCATAATTTACGGGCATTTTCATATAATTCATCTTGGTCTTTAGAACTTTCAACAATTTTATCATATTGTTCTTTAGTAATAAGACCAGATTTGTATGCATTTTCATAAAAGAGTTTAACTTTTGATGCATTATTAAACTCACTTTTATCTAAATATAAATCTTCGTCTATACCTGCTTTGAAATCAATAAAAAAGACATTTTTTAGTTTAGCAATATGGTTAAGTATATCTCTAAAATTGAGATAAATATCCTTTTTAGCTTGATTAATGTTTTTGTTTTCATAAACCTTTTCAAATAGGTCATAATCAGCACTATACATTTGACTTTTAAGATTAGCAGACCCCATAACTTCAGGTTTTCCACGGTGATATGCTATAAGATTGAATATCTCTTCAACATTATCATCATATTCGTCAGGTTGTTTTTTCTTGATGTATTCACTCATTATATTAATATATATAATAATTGAATATTATTATTTATTTCTTAGTCTTCTTATGAACTCTAAAGCGTAAATTATCCTTTGTTTGTTCTTCAATATACTTCTTTTCACCTGCATTAAATCGGTCTAATAATGATTGTAATGGGTCATATTTAGGTTCTTCCATCATAGCATATTGTTTTCCAGCAACTTTAGACATTCTACTACTTTTACCATCATAAACAATACGGGGATTACTAACTTTACGACGACCTTGACCTTTCATTTCTTCTTCATCTTGTTTTTGTTCGGGTTCTTGTTCTATAGGAACAGTAGGACGAATAGGAGCATCTTCAACAGTTAAGTTAGTTGTAGCAGTAGAAACAGGTTCAGGTATTTTTTGGTCTTTAATATCTCTACCTTCATCAGCAAGATATTTAGCATAATTCTTCTTGTAATAGTTATACATAACACTATAAACACTATTAACAATTTCATTAAAATCTTCATCATCAACAATATCTTCATAGGCTCTTTTAAGGGTTTCATTACTTAAATATTTAATAGACGATAATTGTTGTCGTTTAGCGATGCGTTCTAAATAATCATTAACATAAGCAATAATTTTCATAGCAGAAACAGAAGTTTCTTTTGAATAATAACTATCAACTTTTTTACTAAAATCAGGTAAGTCTCGTAATAGAGGGTATTGTCTGCGTAAATTTTCAGGACTTTCAAAAGAACCAACACGAGATATAACATACAATTTAATTCGTTGTAATAAATCAGGAACAGATGTAGAACCATAAACAAAAGGGATTTCTTGAGATTGATAATTGGATACGGTTTTAACTAATGCGATAATTTGATTACGATAGTCAATAAAACTATCTCTTTCATTTTCGTAAAAAGAGAAAATAGCCTTTTGTGTAGATGCTTGACTTTCTAAAGAGATTTTATTATCTTTTAATGCTTTTTCTAAAATATCACGATATTCCTTAGTTCTTCTATCAAATTGATATTTAGACGCTTCACGGATAGCATCTAAAGTAGGAACACCTTTTTTAAGTAATTCATCACGATACTCCTTTTGTTTTTCTTTTAATGCCTTTTCTAAAGCCAAATCTAATTTCTGTTTTTGTTCCCCAGATGTATAATTATCAACAGCATTAATCAATTGTTCGTTAGTTAATTGTGAAAACTTGATACTTTCAGGTCTATAGCGTTCTAAACCCCGTGTAATTTCAGTTTCAATTTCAATTTTATTGAATTCTGTGATAATCATATTCAATAAGCGTAATATTTCACTTAAATCATTAAAGGTATTAGACAAAAGGGTATTGTTAGAACCCGAAGCACTATTGCGTAAAATAGGTAAGATAGTATATTTCAATTCGTTAATATATTCACCCAAAACTTCTTTTGCTTTACTGAAATCTAATGTAGATGGTTTTGTATAAAGATAAACAGGATTAACTCTCAATCTAACATTATTCAAAGCATCTTTTAATAGGGCGATAATGTTAGAACCTAATTTTGCCGAAGATGCAACAGTAGATAAATCAGCAGGAGGAGCTGATGGGCTTTCTTGTAATGCGATATTTTTTAACTCAATACGCCAAGCCCGTCTATTTGCTTCGGTGTAATCATCAACATACTCTCTATTTGTTCTATTTCTTAATTTTGCGTAATCCGCCATTTAGTTAATATATATACTATATTGATATATTTTAATTAAATTAATTATTTAGACTTCCATAATCCCTTTTCCTTAACATATTTAGATGCTTCAATCATACTTAAGCCTTTTTCTTTCATAACTTCACGAACAACTTTGGCACGGTCTTTAATACCAGTCTTACAGTCTTTCTTAGCACCGCCATAATGTCCTTTCATTTGGTTATTTTCAACCAACATACGACCACCTTTTAGGTTAGCACCGAAAGATGATGATGCTTCAGGAAGAACAGCACCACCTTCTAATTGTTTTTTAGAAGGACGACCTCGTTTTTTAGGTTTTCCTAATGCTAACACAGCAGGAGCAACTTTTAATGCGACTTCACCTACACTCTTAATGCCGTCCCATAAATCACCGAAAAAATTACCACCTTCTTTTTGTTCTTTATCTTCAAAGTATTTGACACTTTCGGGAGATTGAGCGAGACCAATATTCATTTTAGCACCTGCTTTAGAAGGACGACCACGCTTTTTACCAACACCTAACAATTTAGCCATTTTACTATCACCTTTAATCATATCTGCTACTTTAATATTGTCATAATCACTTCTACCGCTACAGTGAGGAGCAGGATTAATACCTAAACAACTGTAGTCAGGGAAGAAACCCTTACCTTCCGCAAAAAAAGGAGGAGGAACTCGTGATTTCTGTTCTTGTCTTTCTTTTTGTGTTTGTTGTAAAACTTCTTGAAAATGTTTAACACTTTCGGGAGATTGAGCGAGACCAATATTACCACCCATTCTCATCATTCTTTCCATTTGTTCGGGAGGAGTGATAAAAGGAGGAGGATTACGGTATTTCTTTTGACTTTCTTCAAAATCACTCAATATACCCTTACCTTTCTTTGGGCGACCCCTTTTAGGTTTTCCTAAAGCAGAAATGATAGGAACAGCATAAGGAGCAACTGCTTTACCAACATCTAATACTGTAGAACCTACACTCTTGATACCAGACCATAAATCGTCAAAAAAACCAGAACCTTCTAAATATGCTTGAACTCGTCTCTTACCTTTACCCGACATAATTTTTTGTTTAATGTCATCAGGTAGTTTATTTGCTTTTTCATCTAAATCTTCAGGTTTAATACCACGACCTTTCAATATGTTAAACATATCAAATAGCTTTTGACCTAATGCTTGACCTTTTGATGATTGAGCGAAAGCAATAGCATCAGGTAATCCACCAAAAAAACCTTTGCCTTTTTTAGGGCGACCACGACCTTTTTTAGTAGTTAATAAAGGTTCTTCACCCATTTCATTCATTTCAGCTTTAACTTCGTCGTGTCGTTCCATACCATCACCTTCTAAATATTCTTCACAGTCTTTACAACCACCATCTCTCATTAAAGTTAATTCTTGTTCTGTAGCCATAGGTCTAATAACAGGTTTATCAAAAGTAGAGAAAGCAGTATTCAAATAACTACCTTGGAAGTTTTTAGGGTATTCTTCTACGCCGTATCCTAATGAAGCACCCCGACCTTCTAAAAATTCTTCTTCATCATCACTTTCGCTTGATGGTTCTTCTTCCTTACCTGAACCGACACCGACAACACCGTTAGCAACGGCATATTGAAGACCAGTTCCTAAAGCGTGAGGAATTTCATCATCAATAGACATATAATAATGTTTAGTATGTTCTATTGCTTGTCTATTCAAATCTAAAATTTGTTGTTGTAATCTTCGGTTATAATCTGTATCATACATTTTGGTTATTAATACTATATATATTAAATAGATAATAAATTAATTTATTAATAATTTATTGTTTATTTAGTTTCTTTCATATCTTCTGTTTCCACAGCAGGGGTTATAGTTCCTTCCTGTTGTTTTTTGTATTGATTAACCCCATTAACGAGTTCTAATGTAATCATTTTGATAAATTCGTGAGTTGCATCAACCTTTTCATTCAAATCCTTAACGGTTATATGTAATTCATTATTAACACACGAAGATTTGAGAGTATATCGTTTAATAATCTTATAAGCAATAAAACAAGCAGAAGTGAAAACTGTAGTTAAAAGACCATTTAATACAGAAGTATCCATTTTATAGTTGTATATGTATAGAATAGATATAGAAAAAAAAATTACAACTTATATATCAATAACTAAATATTTTTTTTGATTATTGAATATAAGCACTTTGTTCTTTTAGAGCACCAAACATAGGACTTGATATGACATAATAAGGATAAGTTGATGTATCAGTAGCACCACCGATAATAGTGAATTTACCTGCGGAAACAGCACTAACATAAGCACTACCAGCATTCGCACCAACACGAGCATTTGGAAGACCTAACATAACGAATGATGTTGATTGAATACGACAATCACTTACATCTACAGCGACAGCATTATTAGCGACGACCGAACCTGATAAAAAGACTAATCTTTGTTCTGCTTGAGACATTATTGAAATACTATATTATATGAAAAGAAAATAATATATTATAATTTATCCTTAATAGTTAAAAAATGTTTATACCTTGGGTTTTCATTCCAATAAGTATAGTAATCGTAATTATAACTTCTTATATATCTTGTATAATAGAACCCCCTAAAAGGAATGTATATAGTCATTTATGATATTTTTATTATAAATGAATATAATTATTTTTTATTTACATTTTAAGATGTTTCTTCATACGACCACCAGACATAGCACCGCCCGAAGCACCTTCGCCCATCATTTCGCCACCTGATAAAGCACCGCCAGACATAGCACCGCCCGAAGCACCTAAGCCTAAACGACCCATAATAGCTTTTTCAGCAACTTTACCTGCTATTGGTAATAATTGTTGTCCTAAAGCTGAACCGATACTCTTTAAAGTATCTAAAAAGCCTGAACCAACTAATCTCTTAACATCACCACGAGTATATGGTTGATATTGTGATGCACTTAAGACATCTTGCTTTGTTAATAAAGCAGTGAAAACAGATGAAGCACCCCGTTCGCAGACGAATACACCTGAATTCATAGTAATCATACATACTTCACAAGCATCTAAACTGACATCACTGTTATTAACAACTTCTAATTGAACTTGTAATGAAAATGAACCAATTGAGCCTGAAGCATAATATTCATCTACTAATTGAATATCTTTACCAAAATCTAATACAACTAAAGAACCAGAAGTATAGATACGGTGTGAAGCTAAAGTAGCAGGGTTAGCAGGATTACGATTTGCTTGACCCCTGAATTCACTCCAGTTTTGATTTGAGCCGTTTTCACGAGCATAACGGTATAAATCTTGTTGAGTAGCACTTGATAAAATACCTGAATTGTTGTTCCAATTGACAATACAACGATTAACTTGTAAGAAAGTTTCGGTATCGTCCCATAATTGAGAAGCCATAGGCTTACGAACCATAATAATTAATTTATCGGGAACTTGATTTAATTGTAAGGTTTGAGTAGTAATTGAAGCAGATGCACCTGAAGGGATTGAGCTTGTATATTGTGTAATATAACGAGGTAATTCGTAATATGGAACAACATTACGAGGGCTTGTTAAAGCTTGTGAAGCGTGAGGTGTTAAAAAGTTGAAGATTAATGTTGGTTCGTTAAAAGCAACTAAATTAACAGCATAAGAAGCACCGTTATATTGTTGTGAAGCAGTAATATCTTTAGCAGTTCTCCAGAAGCGTTTAGTATCACCAATATTCATAACAAAGTTTAAGTTTTGAATACCGTAGAAACCTTGCTTATGAGTAGGGTCTGCGAATAACCAAGGGCTCATTAATAAAGGTTCGGTAAAAGTAGCCTTAATAACAACTGTCTTTTGTGAAGCACCATCACCTAAAGTATTACCAGTAATATCGTCTAATGCTAAAGAACCACGAGGAACTAAGTCATTATCACCGATATTAACCCAACTACCTAATGGATTGTTGATAGCACCAACAGCATCAGCATAACTCTTATAAGTATCAAAAGCAGTAGCAGTTAAACCGTTATATGCTTGTAATTCTCTTTGGTCGTTCATACGAACAATCGCAGGTAAGACATCACGAATGTTAATTGAGGTAGAATTGTTATTGATAGTTGCTTGGACTGTTGAAAATAATTGATGTAATGGGAATGCACCGAAAGCTTCAGTTAAACCGTAATTGACAAGGTATTCACCTAATTTAGGTGTTCCTACAACTTGAAATTCTAATTGACTTCTTAACATACAACGACGGTCAATAATAACTTGTTCGCTTGGAACTTGAATGTTAAAAGTTAATTGACTTGTTGAGTTTGAGATAGCCCGAAAGCTCGCACTTGTCATATTTTGAGCTCCTTTATGGACGGCATATTTGATTTCACTTGAGACAGCTAAGCGGTCATCTAAAACGAGGACTTTTTGAATATCAGCGGAAGACATATTTTTAACTCTATACTATAACTTAAGAAATAATTTTCGGTTAAACCTACTTTACAATAAAATATAAGAATACGACCTTTTATATTTTATTAATGTTAAATTATTGACTATCTAATTCCATATTGTTAAAGTCCTTGCGTCTAAACAACAACTTAATAGAAGCATTACAACTTGAAGCAAGGAAGAACGGATTGCTATTGCCGAACTTATCTACCCAAAATACATTAATTTCTACAGCAGATATAGGATTGTTTCCAAATAAGTCTATGAAACGATATTCACTTTGAGGTATGTAAGCAATATAAGGTTTATATAAAACACCACCGTCGTCGGTCTGTTGTTGAAAATCCGTAATGTTTAATGTTATGTTTGCGTTATTACCACTTTGAGTTTGTGATGTATCACTATTATAGACTAAAGGCTTACCTGTTAATGATGGACTAATAGGTAAAAGACTACTTGTAAATTGTATCTTATCTATTGGCGACCATAATGATAAAACACTATACTCTTGGAACATTTGAAGACCATTATATAAAAAGGTTGGCGGACTTGCGTTATTGTTGTGTAAGTAGTAGTTAGTATTATTGATGTTCTTAATGATAATTTCAAAGTTCTTACCGTTAGTTATACTTGAACTTTCACCGTAGTATCTTGCTTGAAAACTTGAGATTAAGTTAAACATAGGTGAATTACACCATATCTTAACCTTGTGTATTCCTGCAGCGTCGCCATACACACTTTCACGAGCAACTAACGACATTCTTTTAGTATTTTGGTCTAACAAAAAGAAAGGGAATGATAGATAGTTAGTAATACCTGAACCTGTAGCAGTTAGAACAACACTGTTTAATGATGTTATACAAGCTTGTAATGCGACATTCATTAAATCTACGAAATGCTGAAAGTTATAACCATAATAATAAGGTGATGATTGACTTTCTAATACTGTTGGTGTAGGAGGTGAAGTAGCAGTTAGGTTTTCAGGCGACCAAGTAATATATTGTTGAAACTCATAATTAACAAAATTGACGGGACTTAAGTATGACATAGTAAAACTATATATCGTCTTATTAGCGTCCATTTGGTTTAATTGTATTTGCGGAACATAAGCAGGTAAAGTATATGATGTTTCTAACTTAAAACGGACAACACTTACGAAATAGTCTTCAGGGTTTAATATGATAGGGCTATTACGAATTTCGTTAAAGTTTATCTTTACAGGGGCTTTAGTTCCAGTAGTGTCATTATTCACTATATTTAAGTCATAATATATATGGCTCGGTTCTTGACTTAATGGATTTGCGAATTGGTATGATAAATGATTTGACATATTTAGTTATATATTATTACTATATAAAAAAAAATATTTATTTACAATATTTATTATTATCAATCTGTCGTAATATAATATCTCCTGTATGTTCTTTATCCCATATAAACCACGCATATATACTCATACCTGTTGAATATGTTCCATCTTCTCTAATACTGTCCGTAAGCATAGGAAATCTTACGAACTGATATAATTTAGATAAAGGATAATCAGTATCCTTATAAATCTTATTATATCTTTCTATACCATTCAAACAATTCAAAGGGTATAATAATATAATCTTTTTACGAGCAATTGTCTTAGCTTTATTAACAAAATCAATAAAGTTTTTATTACCGTAAGGTGTATTAGATATTATATAATCATACTGTATGTTTTCATCAAAATCTAAGAAACTCTTATTAGTTTCTTCATATATATTTTCAGTTATGTTATTGAAACCGTTTTTTATTAACACTTTAGGAATACTACGATGCTGACTACAACAAGGTTCTAAAATAGTTGCATTCTTATCTAAATCTTCGGCATCTAATAGTTGTTGTATCATACTATATGGCGTTATATAACTATCGTTCTTATTTCTTTCGTTAGAAGGCTTAGCAGTTGCTCTAATATATCTATTTGATGACATTTATATAATAATATAATAAAAAAAAATGATTATTACGGGATTAATCAATAATTTCATATATTTCTTATGTAATAATCTAAAATAATCTTGTAAATATGTATATTTAATGAAAAAAATGATTATTACTTGATTATCCATATATATAATCTGTAATAATTTTAAAATTATTACTTAAAATATCATATATATCATATATTTCTTATGTAATAATCTAAAATAATCTTGTAATAATCGCTTTTTTATGATTTTTTATCATTTTTACTATATTTTTCTTGATTATTTACTGTAATAATCTAATCCTTACTGATTATGTTAGTATCCATATCAAAGCCTAATATCTTTTTGAATATAACCTTGTATATTATCTCGGTTGTTGGTATATACTTTATTTTATATTCTTCTTCTATTAGACTTTTAGGAACTCCTTTCAATTCTATATTAGGAAAATCATAATATCGGTTATTAACCTTAGCACAGTGATTATACCAACCGAATAAGAAGTCATATACATTTCCGTTTTCATCTTCTAACCAGAAGTGTATATCTGTAGGTTTTTTTAACCATTCTTTCATAGTTCTATTTGAACCACCATATTCTTCCCAACCATCTAAAGATAATGTCCCACCTACTATCTTGAGATTTAGATGTTTGAATGTTTCGTATTTATTGACATATGCATTTATGAAACACATACTTTCATAATATAGACCTTCACCTGTCTTTTTGTATTTGTATGATGCTATAGTAGCGAACTCGTTGATTTGATTTTTGAAATAAGAAGCCATTTTGTATTAGTTTGTATTGTTATTGTTGTAATAAATATTTTTTTGTTTTCAATCAAATTTTTTTTCCTTTTTCTTAAAAATTATTTTTTCGCCATTTTATACAGTGTTTAACATTCTTATATAATAATTGTATATGAGAATATTAATTTATGTTGAATAAAAGATTTCTTTAGTAGCAGGGTCATAATATAATGCTTTTGAACCAGCAATAGAAGCAGGATTTAATTGACGGACAGGGGCAACATAAAAACTACTTGCTTGTTGAGTTGGTAATGGATTTGAAGCACCACCATAAGTAAGACCTGATAAGACAACACAATTAGCGTGAATACTTGTAGCACCGACACCAAGTCCCGCACCTATACCGATTGATGAAGCCCCTTGATTGATTGCTCCTGTTTCTTGCCCTATCGCTATAGCAAGATTACCTTGACCTGTAGTTCCCGCATCACTTCCTATAGCAATTGCACCTATACCTTGGCTTATTTCACCTGCTCCATCACCAATAGCAACAGCATCGCCCCCTTGATTACTTTTACCTGCGTCTGCTCCTATAGCAACACAAAAATTATTTTGATTAAATTGACCTGCGTCTTGACCTAATGCTACAGTATCTATAACACCACTTTTAGATGTTCCGTGTCCGTTTAAAATTAAATTACGAGTAGCACCGAGAGATACTCTATTACCACCTGCTAATAATTCGCTATTTGACATTTTGTATATATTATATAACATATAAAAAAATTTATTGATTTACAGTATCAAATGTAATTTCACCTGTAGAAGGATTATAACATAACATTCTTAACCCTGAACGAGCCTGAGACCTTGCTATTTGTGATGATACAAACATACCATTTTGACCTACTATAACACCATTACCGCCACCAAAAACTAATTGATGATTACCATTAGTTATAGCACTTCCTCCTATAGCAATTGAACTTGTTGCTCTCGCTTCTGCTTGATTACCTATAGCAATACCATTAACTACACTAACATCTATTTTTGATGCTTTACCTATACAAATACCTTCACCATTATTAATAGCATCACGACCTATACAGATACTTCCTTCTATACCTTGAGTAATACTCGCATTCGCACCTATAGCGATACTTGCAGTATTAGAACATTTCGCATTCATACCAATAGCAACAGAATTAACACCTTGACCTGTTTGACAACAATTAGCACCAATCGCAATAGAACCTGCTAATTGACCTGATGAACCAGCAAAAGCACCTATAGCAACAGCACTAATATCTTGATTAAACGCTCCAGCACTATTACCTAATGCTAAACTATTTGATGTTGTTGATTTTGAACTTCCAAAACCGTTTATGACTAAATTACCATCTTTAAGAAGACTACGATTACTACCTCCTAACAATTCGCTATTTGACATTTTTGTATTCTATATATTAATTGGATATTTTTATTTTTCTCAAATACATTTTTAGATTTTCTTGCGGACTTTTTGTCAAAGAAAGCTTTGATGTTTTTTACTCTTAAAATGTTTAGATTTACCATCATTACTAATTACAGACCCACATTCACATTTAAATTTTTGTTCTCTATATTTTTTATGGTATTCTTTTAATTTTTCCTTATTTTCTTCAGCATAGACTTTACGATATTCTGCTTGTTGTTCTTTATGTTCTTCACGATATAATTTACACTTTTCCGCTATTTCTTCCTTATGTTCTTCATAATATTTATGTTTAGTAGTTTTAATTTGTTCTTTATGTTCTTCACGGTATAATTTATTATTTTCTTTAATTTGTTCTTTATTCTCGTCATAATATTTTTTTTGATATTCTGTAATTTGTTCTATATTATCTTGCGTATATTCTTGTTGTGTTCTACCAGCAATTCTCATATTTACACAGACATCTTTAAATTGTCTTATCAATTCTCCTTCTCGCTTGGTTAATTCTTCTTTATTATTACAAGAGAAGTTTTCTATTAATTCTATTTTAGCATCATCATACTTTATTATCTCAAAAGAAGAATTATAACCATATCTATTATCATTATAAAGTTTGATATTTGATTTATGGTCTGCTAATCTTCTACATAATAATTTTGTTGTTGAACCTATATATATGAGTTCTGTTTGTGAAGACCATATTTTATATATTTTACCATTATCATATTTAACCATTTTTTAATGTTTATTAATGTTTATTAGTTAAATAATCTTTATATAACTATTTTTTAACTTTTATCTTTTTTAAGTAAGCATTAAGATTTTTGTTAATGTCCGTATATTTCCCCCAAAGAATAGCAATACTTAAATTATTTGAGCTGAAAGGATTTTCTCTCCACTTTCCTCGTATATTGGTAGCCCTCTTTAAGTAATTCTCCTTTCTTTCAGGGTCTTTATGTATCGTATAATCTTCGTAAGCAGGATTTCCAAATGAGACTTTCTTTATCTTATCACCTTCTTTATAATACATATCCCATTTCTTATTTTTCAAAGTAGAAGGATACAAAGTGTATAAGTCTTTACCTTTTCCAACCAGTTCTTTTGTCTGTAAATGTTCCTCTTCTAATTTTGTCTTCTTTTTGACTAACTTTTTCAATTCATCTTTAGAGAATGTCTTTAATCGTTCTTCTGCATAACATAAAGGATACTCATTATATCTTTCAGCATTATTATCACCGCATTTTACTATATCTCCTCTCAAGTAGTCATTCACAGACAACCAATTCTCCTTAAACCACTTGTTTATACCTGATGATGTAGGTTCTTCTTTACTTTCATACTCTCCTCCACGATTTTTATATTCTTTCACTAATAAGGCAGAACGATAAAGAGAATGACGGGGATACTTGTCATATATCTCTTGTTTAACTTCTTCATATAATTTAGGATTAGATGGAATTGGTTTTTGACCTCCTTGTTGTCTCTTTTCACTTAATATTATCGCTACTCGTTGCTTACTTGCTTGTTTTTTTGTTAAGGGTCTTTTAGAATAACATTCAGTAGGTTTATCTGTCTTACAAACACGCCAGCCAAATTTATAAGGTAATAATGAATAAGGCATTTAATATATTAATATATATTATAAATGGCGAATAGAGAAATTGTTGATTATGATGGAACAGGATATATTTATCCCAAGTATATTCCTCCTTGGTCTCAAACATTAGCATTCGGTTCTTTCTGTAGCACTCAAACCCAGACTGTTTTAGGTGTAAGCACTCCTACACCAATTACTTATAATACTACTGAAATAGCACAATACACCAGCTTTAGCGGTTCTAAAATATTCGTCCAAAGAACAGGTGTTTATCGTTTTACTTACAGTATCCAACTTGATAAATCAGGGGGCGGTAATTCTCCGTGTGAAATCTTTATTGCCGTTAATGGAACACCTGTCCCACGGTCAGGAAGTCAAATTGTCGTAGAAGGTCAAACAGGAGAAACATTCCCTATGTGTGAATTTATTATATCCTTAACAGCAGGTCAATATATAGAAGTCTTATTTAATTCCAGTGATGCGACTATGTCAGCAACTCATTTTCCAGCAGTAGTAGGTCAATATCCAGAAATACCTTCAATTATCAGTAATATACAACAAA